TGACTTCTGGCAGGGTGCTAATTTCAAACTGAAGGCAAAGAATGTTGCTGGTTATCGTAACTATGATTCTTCGGAGTTTGCTGCACAAGGTGCTATGCTTGACGATGATGATGCAATGGAAGCAATCTGGAAGAAGCAGTATTCTCTTGCCGAACTCGTTGCTGCTGATCAGTTCAAGTCTTATGATGAACTGAAGAAGCGTCTTGATTATGTTCTGGGTAACAAAGTTGCTCGTCGTCAAGATCCTGAGGTTGCCGATGAGGAAGAGACTTCTCGTGGTCCAGTTCGTGACCTTGATGAGGATCTTCGCACCGAACTGAGTAATCTGAGTTCTTCCAAGTCTTCTTCCTATGATGAAGACGAAGATGATACTCTTTCTTACTTCGCAAAGTTGGCTGAGTGATAAAGGTGGGGAGGGAAACCTCCCCTCTTTTTATAAGATAGTATTTCTTGTATTCTCTGTCTGAATCAGTCTCTCATTGACATATTGAGAAGACTTATCATAATACATAATCTTTCTCATATCATTCAAGAACTGCTGTAGATATACTTTCTTCAGAACATAAATTCCACGCTTCTCATTGTTCTTCATAACTTCATACTCATAATTTGTAATTCCAGCAACAGGATTTAAAGTATCCAAAGCATTAGATGGATTTGGTATTGTAAATGTTGAATCCACAACTTTACCTGCTGGAAGAATCAAACGACCTTGTGAGTCCTTAACTTCGGTGGTCTCATAATATTTGATACCACTTAAATTTTGAATTCCATATTTCTCTTCCGAGAACCTGTAAATATCTCTATCGGATAAAGGCCAATCATTTCTGATATTAACAATACCACCAGAAATGATGACAACCCAATCTAGATCTGCTCTGCCATAAAGTTCTTCTGCGACCGTATCTGGTCTTGCACCATCGGCAATCTGATACTTATCAAATACCGTAAAAACATTCTGCAAATCATCACGAAGTTTAATACGGCGAAATAAATTCTTAACTTTCACATATTCATCAGAAGATGATCTACGAGAAAGTGGTGATTGATAGTTTAAGTCTGGTAGCTCTCTGAAGTATCCCATTAGTAACCAACTCCTGTGTCTTGATCTGAATAATCTTCAAAGTAGATTGGATTGAGTTCCTGAAAGTTCATAGAAATTTTCATATGAACTGGTGTGGAATCTCCATAAACAGAATAATTTCCAGAACCAGTATAATTAACTGCCATTCCTTTCATTGCCATTGGTTTGAATGAATGCAAGAAAGGATGCTTCTTATTACCACTCATATATTGAAGTTGAAAAACTCTTGGAGCACTCACAAACAATCCAGAACCTGGAGAATTATCTGCACTTGTTCTTGGTGCCATCGCTTTTTTTAAAGTAACAATGAGTTTTTTAATTTCTTTTGCCTCATTACCATCTCTTGGTGCCAGATCATATTCAAAGGCAAACTCTCTAAGACTTACTCCATTAAACAATAGTTCTTGATTTTGATTAAGAACCTGTCCTGTTGTTCTTGATACGAGATCTGCTGTGGTAGTATTTCCACCAGCAGAATTAATTAATTGGGATGTAAAATAACTTGTAATTTGAGTTTGTAAATTTCCGCCAACTGCTCCTGCTGCAATGCTACTACTAAAATTGGATAGTCCATTACTCAATCCCTTAAAGTAATCTCCTGAAGTTAGAGTGCTACCAAGTTCTTTGGCACCAGCAAGTTCAAATGCATTTAATTTACTTTCTCCCCAACCTACGGCATTTTGATCTTGAACATTTTGTGGGATTGGTAGTAGAATAATCGCCTCTGGAGTTTTAATATTATTTTGAAGAGACTGAGTTGATGTTCTGAATGAAAAATTATTAGAACCAGAACTAATACCTGGAGGTTGATATTTGATCACCTTAATCATCAGGTAGTCATCAGAATCGGTAATTTTTTTATATGGATATCTTATAGTTGGTATTGCGGCAGGAGCAGCAGCATCCTTATACCCTTGAGTAACAGCTGCCTGAGTTGCTGATGATAAACTTTGTGGGAAAGAAACTGCCATTTATCTTTTCTAACTATTTAGACGGATATTTGCATAAGGAATTGCTTGTAAATCATCTAATTCGTCAGACCTTACTTCATAAATGCCTCCTGGTATTTCATCCCAGGTATATTGTCTTACTCCCTTAGTTCCCCAGTGAAAGTTAATACCTCTAAATCCCCAATCAAATCTATCAGTCACTGCGACTAATGGATTTTGATCATATTGTATGTTCGGTGTCTTTGGGGTATAAACAAAGGTATAAAATTTTCCAGGTTGTGGAACTTTATCAACTTCTGTTAATACCGAAATAATTTCTATCATTAAATCGTCGGGTTTTTCATTACCGACTAAATTATCAATCACCCCACGAATTCTATTCTCACTTGTTTCTGTTGGATTTTTTCTTTGTTTGAGAGTTTTTCTTGGCATTATTTGATACCTAATTCTGCTTCTGTGAGTATCTTAAATTCCCAACCATTATCCTTACAAAAATCTCTTGCCGCAGACCATTTTGCCTGATTTTTGGCATACTCCATCACTTCATAAAGATATCCTTTTGTTACTCTCTGTTTCTTTTCTGGTTCAACCGTCTGTTTCTTTGGTTTAATTTCAATCAAGTATTTTTTAATCTGACCCGTACTTTCTTTGACTTTGATATAGAAGTCTGGAAAATATCTGTGAGGGCGATTGTCAAGAGGAGATATGTATCCAAGAGCAATCTCTTCACTTCCCCATTCCAATATATTTACATTCGTATCACAATATTTCATAAAACGGCGTTCCCATAATGACCTGTAAATTACATTATTGGGGTCACCTTTATATTTTCTGGGATTGATTGGACTATATTTTCCCTTATATGACATCTAAATACTTATAATTAAAAGATCCATAACAGGTATTTAGAGTGGTAAGACCTCGCAGAATAGCGGACATCAAACCAATATTTACGAATGTTGCCCAGACTTCGCAATATGAGGTAAAGTTTGGTGGGTTTAACATACAATTACAAAATTATCTCGCAGCAAGAGGAGTTGATCCAAGATTTACTGGAGAAACTGTAGGTCTTCTTTGTAACTCTGCATCATTGCCAGGAAGTTCATTTGCAACAGCAGATATTTCTGGCAATTATACTGGTGTAATGGAGAAGTTTGCTCATACTCGTATCTTTACTCCAATTGATCTAACTTTTTATGTTGATAAGGAATATAAGACAATGAAGTTCTTGGAGCACTGGATGGAATATATGTCAAGTGCCTCTAATGTATCTCCAAATAATGATGGATATTACTTTAAAATGAAGTATCCAAATCAATACAAATGTGACTTCACCAAAATTACGAAGTTCAACAGAGATTATAAAGTAGAATTGGAATATAGATTTTTTGGACTTTTTCCAATGGCTTTGAGTTCTGTAGCAGTTTCATATGATTCTTCACAAGTAATGACTGTAAGTGCCACATTTAACTACGAGAGATATGTAAGCGGTCCAATTTATTCAATTGATAGTCTTCGTGGTAGTTTCAATAATTTGGTTCCTTCCGTTATGAACAAAACTATTCCTACTGTAAATCCAGCATCTATTGATGAATATCGTAATTTCTATGATATTGTAAAGCAAACCCAATTTAGTGCTCTTCCAAATACCAGTACATTGCCAAATAACTTTAACCCAAGCCCAGATAGCACAGTGATCTCAAGTTATACTCGCTAAATAATTTTAACTGAAATTCTATAGGTCATTATGCCTTTACCAAAGATTGCAACACCAACATATCAGTTGGAAATTCCATCATTAAAAAAAGAAATCAAATATCGTCCATTTTTAGTCAAAGAAGAAAAGATCCTCATCATTGCGATGGAGAGTGAGGATAACAAACAGATTGCGAATGCCGTTAAAACCGTAATCTCTAATTGTATTCTTACAAAAGGAATTAAAGTAGAAGAACTTGCCACATTTGATATTGAATATCTTTTTTTGAATATTCGTGGTAAGTCTGTCGGAGAAACCGTTGATGTTCTTGTAACTTGCCCTGATGATGGTGAGACACAGGTTCCAGTATCAATTTTTCTTGATGATATTAAAGTTCAGGTTGATGAAAATCATTCAAGAGATATTAAGGTTGATGATACTCTTACGATGAGAATGAGATATCCGTCTATGACTGAGTTCATCAAAAACAATTTTGGTTCTGGTGAAGTCAGTGTTGATGATACCTTTGATCTTATCTGTTCTTGTGTTGAGCAGGTTTATAGTGAAGAGGAGTCTTGGAACTCTGGTGATTTTACAAAGAAAGAACTGACAGAGTTTGTGGATCAATTAACCTCTAATCAATTTAAAGAAGTTGAAAGGTTCTTTGAAACGATGCCTAAACTTTCTCATACCATTGAATTGCAAAATCCAAATACAAACGTTAAGAGTGAGGTAGTTCTGGAGGGATTAACTGCTTTTTTCGCGTAGGTATGGCGCATGAAGATCTTGCGTCATACTACAGGACAAATTTTCAGTTGATGCAGCATCATAAATATAGTTTGACAGAGCTTGAAAATATGATTCCATGGGAACGTGAAGTTTATATTGCACTCCTTCGCCAGTACATAGAAGAAGAAAACCAGAAGAACCAACAAGCAAATGGCTAGTATTGGATCACCAATCGCAGGACCTATTATTAATATTAATGCGAGAACGGTATCCCGCTCGGTTATTTCTGGTGGGGGTGGAGGAGCAGCAGGAGATCCAGAAACTTCATCAATTGTAAAGAGACAATCAACTGATATCACTCTTGTCAATAAGAATATTGGTGTTTTGGCAAAAAGGCAGAGTGAAGCAATTGCCGCATTTCAACAGGCAATAGGAACACTAACACAAGGATTAAATACAATTCGTGTTACCGTTCAGGATTTGGGTAATAGACTTAATGTCACCAATAATCTTCTTGCGGCAGACACAAAATTAGAGCAACAAAAAGATCTTCAGGAACAAAAGCAGGAAAAAACACTTGCCGAACAGGGTGCAAGAGCAGGTAAAGAAAGTCTTCTAGAAAGAAAGATACAATCGGCACTCTTAGCACCTGTTAGATTTGTTGCGGCACAAACTCAATCTATTCTTGAAAGATTAAAAAAATTCTTCACAACCTTACTTCTTGGATGGCTGACAAATCAGTTAATTGAAACTCTAAAAGCAAATGCCGAAGGTAATAAAACAAAGTTACAACAAATCTTTGATGCCGTAACTGTTGCTTTAAGTACTACCTTCAAAGGATTATCACTAATTGCTAGAACCTTTAGTTTCATTACAAAAACAATCTTTGGTGTCACTAAAGTTGTTGCAAAATTAACTGCAGGAATTATCAAAGGATTATTTAAAGGGGTGTTGGATCTGGGTAAATTGGTTACCAGTGGTGTAAAAGGTGCTCTTGGATTGGGTGCAAAACCAGCGGCAACAGCAGGAACAAAAGCAGCAGCAACAGCGGCAGGAAAACTTGGAATAAAAGGAACTGTAGGAAAACTTCCCGGTGCAAGTTTATTTACTGGAGCTGCTTTTGGTGGTATGAGATTGGCACAAGG